ATAATTCTGCCATAATTGTCATATATAATATATGATAACAAAAGGATAAAAATGGAAAAAGAAAAAGAAATACACTACACCGCAGGTTTACAACCTCAACAAGCTTACCCATTAATTAGAATAGCAGATGCAATAGAAGAGATCCTGCGCCTAGTTAAAAAAGATATGGAACCACGAACCAAGAAAAAAGATGAAGTGTATATTGAAACTTTAAATGGCCCTGAACTTAGGGAAAAGTGCTAAAAAAAGAAGCTCATAAAATTACCGGTGGTTTAAGCAAACCATCGAAAATGCCTGGGCCGGCGTATAACCTGCCGGCCATAAGGTGCAAAACCGGGTCTAAGCTTAGAAAAATAAAAAATTCTGTATGCTCTGGCTGTTATGCATTAAAGGGGCGTTATGTCTTCCGGAATGTACAAAATGCTTTAGAGCGTAGATATCAGAGCCTGGACCATGCACAATGGACCGAGGCCATGACTGTATTGGTCAAGGACCATCCCTGGTTTAGATGGCATGATTCCGGCGACGTCCGAGACATTGATCATTTACACAAAATTTTTGAAGTTTGCGCCAGCACACCGGAAACCAAACATTGGCTGCCGACTCGTGAACCATGGGTACAAAAAATAGAAAAAGAAAAAATTCCAAAAAATCTATGCATAAGAGTATCAGGGACCATGATCGATGGGCCCAGCTCCAAGGCATGGCCATGGACTAGTACTGTATCAACTAAGACTAGAACCTGTCCAGCTGCGGACCAAGGCAATGAATGCAAAGACTGTAGAGCCTGCTGGGATAGAAATACATCAAATATTACTTATGGTAAACACTAATCCTCCTAGACGTGCGGCAAATTGCCGCGCGTCAATATGTCCTATTGACAAAGGCCTCAAGCTCCAAGCAACAAGCTCCAAGCCGCAAGCGCCAAGCGTGCGACAATATGTCGCATTGACACAAGATGTGGGAATGTGGCCTGCGACAATATGTCACATTGACACAATATATAGTGGCTGCGACGTTATGTCACATTGACACAAGATATAGGGGTGCGACAAAACGCCGTTAAAAGATTTTAAGGACCCGTGGTACAATACTATTTTAACAATTAAAAAGGAGAAATGATGAAATGTCCACACTGTAAATCACCTAATATAGAATACTATCCCGATGTTGATGGGGCTAGCTGGGTAAGACATATCTACACCCAAACTAAAAATGGTTGGCAAATAAAAGTTTTTGCTGATGAAGACAAAGACGTGTCCACAATACAAACTAATAAAATATTTGATGAAGATATGAAGCCGTATATGTACTGTTCAGGATGTACAGCAGAGTTTCATGGGAATGAAGCATAGACTTCTCCCCGGACCAGGGCCCGCGCAGCAGGGCTCTGGGAGCTGCGACATATTGTCGCGCGACGTTATGTCATATTGACAAAAGCTCCAAGCGACAAGCTTCAAGCCCCAAGCAACAAGCCTCAAGCTTCAAGCCGGAAGCTGCAAGCTCCCTTATCCGTGAACCACGGTACATGGATATTGGAAAAGTTTTTGATGCTCGAGGACCGAGGGCCTCGGCTATGATGAAAGTATTGTGTGGATGCTTCACATGGAACGCAATTTGGTGTGGCGAAAATCTTAGTTTTTTACCCTTTGTAACTTTTAATTCTACTGTAAAAAAGTGGCCAGAAGTATTATAGCCCAATAGATCAGGAGTACCAAGAGAGCTAAGGTTTTCAATCCTAATCCATGAAATTCCCTTAGAATTTTTACGAAGTTTTTGATATAATTTAGCCTCTGGACCCATGTCTTTATCGAGGTTACAACCTCGATCATTACTTTAAAGTTTCTATTGCCCTGGCCATGGCAGGATATCTTTTAATATATCCTTTCAATTCTAAATAGCCTAACATTTGATGCACTGTACTCAGTGATTTAACCTGCATATATTTTTTCATATCATTAAAAGTAGGCATTATTTCATACGTGTGTTTATATCCCTTTAGAAATTTAAATAATTTTAATTGTTTAGGTGTCAACATACGTCCCGTTAAACATCACTCCTCACCAATTTATCTGGCATGATAATTGGTATTCTAGGTGTTTGTGATTTAAGAACCAGCCTATGCGAAGGCTTAGATGCACCAATTGTAATTGGTCCTACATGTTCTTGAACTTCCATTTTGTTTATCTCTTCTAGTCTTCCGTTTACTTGAACCATTAAAACTGCATTAGAAATAGCATTTCCTTGATGAGTGCCTGTTTTATTGCTAGCTGTGAAGCTAGAAAGAAATTGTTGTAAATCCAATACCCTCACTACAAACCTAAACTCCTAATACTGTTCTCGTATTTTTTTATGTAATCACTTATTTGTTGAGATAATTTCTTATTATCTTCTTCAACCTCTGTCAATTTTATTTGTAGTTCTCCATTATATTTTTGATGATCAGTATTAATATCTTGAGCACTTCCTAATGTGCCTTCCAGTTCACTAACCTAGGCTCGCAAAGATTTCATCTCTGGAGAGTTCATACCTATCCCTTTAACAATAGTAGTCTCTCCTTCAGCTTCTTGTGCTCTCTTCTTCAAAGCTAGATTAGCTTTACCTATCTCGACCAGCTTAGTAGATAACTCTTCTATAATTTTTTTATCATTTTCTAATATATTCTTATCACTTGCCCATTGAGATTCTCTTTGTTTCCATCCCCAAATATCTTTCTTATGTTGTTCAATTAATGATGTTAAATTTAATACACCGTTGTCTTCAGATGTAATTTTAGTTTCATTTTCGTAAGACATGTCGGTACTATACTCCTTTCGAGTTCTATAGGTTTGCTTATCTTTCATATTGACATTATAGAATAGTTACCTTAAAATGTCAATATGGGAGTTCATAAAAGATTAACAGAAATGCAGAAGAGATTCGCTGAATTTATAATATTTGGTGGAGTTGATGGACCCGTCACACAAGGGGAAGCAGCAAAACTAGCTGGCTACAGCCATAATAGATGTAGACAAGAAGGTTCAGAACTAATGAATCCTAGACTATCTCCACTCGTAGTAAGATATGTAGGGCAATTAAGAGAAGAAAAATTATCCAAATATGCGGTAACTTACGAAGGACATATAGCTGAACTAGATAGAATTAAGCAACTGGCCCTGAAGAAAGGATCCTTTTCCTCAGCAGTAAACGCTGAAACCAATCGTGGAAAGGCCGCAGGATTATATATAGACAGGAAAATAATAAAAACAGGTAAACTAGATGACCTAACAGAACAAGAACTAGAAGCAAAAATGAAACAAATTTTAGACGACTACGAACCGCTTTTAAATGTAAAGATTGTGGAGGCATTACCCGAAGAAATTAAAGAATCTTCACCATCCTCTTCACACAAGCTAAAGGAATCATCGTCCGATCCCCAAAAGTTAAAGACCCATCTTCCTCCCGATCATAAGAAGCAAACAGCTTAATAGCATCTCTATCTTTGTTGTACAGCCAGCCCTCGTTAACAGGACTAGCTAATGTCATTTTATTAAACCCTTTTTCATCCGCCCACCCACTATCGCTTAAGATATCAATCCACTCTACCCGTACTTTTGCGTAGGGGATCGCGTCGGATTGAGGAGTGTTTACAATTTTTCTTTTTACTCTTGGTTTTCTTTTTTTTGGTTTTCTCTTTGGCATAATAGTATCTAGGGTTGTGTCTCCAGTTGAATATATCTATAAAACTCTCCATTGTAAATATTGTATATAGGGATGTGGGAGCATAGATAGGTTATCAAAACACACAATAATTTGCTTACCCCCCTAGAGAGTGACGTATTGACAGATTCTAAAAAATGAAATGTCACACAATATGTCACTATTTTGCTTAAATTCATATTGATTTTACTATGTTTTTTATCTTTCTGACCGTATGACAGATTATTTTGATTTGAAAAAAAATAAATAAAACCATTTATTTCTGTGATATTACTATATGTATCTGCTTGTCTTTCTTTTGCCATATTTCTGCCTTATTTTAGCCA